TTATCTGCGTATCGTTTAACCATTTGATTAAAGTCAACACCTTCTAAAGAGCGTTGTAGGGTGTCATCATCAAGCGCACCCCATTTGTTTTCTTCTAACTTCTGTCTTACTAATTGGTGCTTCTCGTCAATATTTTGCTTTGCTTCGCGTGCGCCTTTTTCTGTGAAGCGATTTGGTAAAACATGATTCATACCGTTTCTGTTTGAGCCACCCGCGTAAAGAGTATTCAACATATTATCCATGAGATAAGCATGGTTAGCCATGTATCCTCGCGCACCGGGTCCGAGAATTTTGTTGATGAATGAGTCATCAATTGACCCGTCTTCTTGAACACCACCACCCGTTTCCAGCATCCATCTTTTAATTTTGTAAATCTCATCATAGGGGAGCATGGCGATACCAAGACGGTGAACATCGTCACCGACGCGACCAAAGTTTCTTTGTCCTTTGATTGGTTTTCTTTTTGTATCGTTATACCCATCCGCTAATTCACGAAGTTGTTGAATAGGAGATTTGCCATCACCTACTTGAATTGGCATACCGTTGTCATCGAATAATATATCGAAAATTTCTTCGCGAGGAACACCTTCGTTTTCCCAATTCTTGACGCGCATAAAATGTTCATCAAGTAGGCGATGAGCGAGTAATGGGTGATTTTTCCCGTAGCGTTCACCAAATGCTTCGGTGAAGTCTTTTTTACCGCGGTTATAAATTGTCATCAAGGTGACATTGTTGCCCCGCCAATTGCCAAACATGTGTTGTTGTTTGAGGACAGGATGCAACCCTTCTGCTGTTTTTATCATCGCTTTGTTGAGTCTTTCAGCATTTTTGCCTTTATCACCGTAAAGGTATCTGTTGAGTTGTTGCCATAGTGGTTTTTCACCATAGGCAACTTCACCTTTGCGCGCTGGATGAAGATTAAGTGTTTTGAACTTAGAGTGTTGACCAACAATATCATCACCGCGTTCAGCGATGTTTGGTATTGTGTCATCGAAACGACGACCAATAGCCAATCTCACCATCGCGTCAATATTCTTTTCATCGCCGGTCATCATTGCTTTAATCCAATCGTCGCTGTGAAACAAAGGTCTTGCTTTATGATGCCGCGACGGTGCAGGTTCATGGATTGTCGAACCACCGGAAAAAATGCGTTCCATCCCTCGACTTGAAGGATTCATAATTTGAAGTTCGGGTTGTAATTCATCAATATATTTTTGAGCATTTTTCTTGAAAAGGATTCGCGTGTATCCTTGATTCTCCAAGTTGTTTGCACTTAGCAGAACATTAACGGCTTCGTCGCGAGCATCTTGTTTGTTGATTAAAGCATGAGTGAACTCACTCACTACGCGTTGATGGTATTGTAATGCATCTTCGCGCACACTTCATCACCTCAAGAATAATCAGTGAGGTTGTATGCTCCTTGAGGATTCTTGTCGGATGGGTCACCCGCTTTATTCTCATGTGCTTCTAAAGCATTATCATGAGGATTAGCGTCCTTGAACTTTACTTCTTCTTTCTTAGGTTGTGTGCGCTTTACATCCTCAACTGTGATTCTTCGTTGGTTAGTGTCATAATATCCTGTGCGAACAGGCTCACTACCTGTGACATTAGCAAAAAGGTCAGCACTTTCTGTTCCAAACTCTTTTGTTTCTTTGTCAACTTTCGCGAGCAATTCATTCGCTTTTGCAATCATCTCATCAACATCGGGTGCGTATTTACCTGCTTCTACTTTCATTGGCTTCATTGGTCAATCCTCCTTCCTTCAACTTGCGCGGCTGTGTTAGCCATCGCGTGAATTTCGCTCCAATCCATCTCATGCCATTCTTCGTTTGAAGAAGGCATACTCATCCCCGCTTCATCAATAGCATTCGCGGCTTTTGATATGACATCATCTCGGTCACCGCGTAGTGGGTCACCCCACACATCTTGGTTAGCAGGTGTTTTAGCGCGAACGAATCCAGCACGCTTGAGAAATAGTTCCGGTGTATTCATGCTTTTACGCATATTGTTAAGTTCAGCATCCATAGATTCCATTTTGGTGATGAGGGCTTTCATCAACACCATAGCATCCGTATCGTCGGACACGCTTACACCTGTCCTTGTTTCTTGAAATGTCCACCGATTCTGTCCGGTCCAATGTAGCCCATAGGTCGGTCATGAGATTTCGCGATAACACCTTGAGTGCTATTGAATTGCATGACAGGTGCGCCACCTGCAAATCGGTCATTGACACCAAGAATACGGTCGTTTTGTCCTGTCTGTGATTTGTAAATCGCGGTGACATCATCAGCGAGGTAATCAGCAGTTGCATTGATACTGCGTAAGAATTGTTCTGCTGATACAAGGTCGTTGTTTGCGAGTGCAATTTTGAACTCGGACATTGCCGTTTCAAGTTTGCGCACCATAGGGTCCATCTTATTGAGTAGGTTGCTCATGCCGTAAGCCATGACCGCCCCGCCTTTGAATCTATCGCTAAAAACCACTCTCTTTGTTTTTACTTGTAGGGTCTTTCGCGGCTTGAACACTATCGAGTGCTTGCTCTAATGGTGTCTTTTCGCTCCCGCGTTGATTTTTCTTTGATGAAGGCGCACCCGATTGTTGAGTTTCCGAACTGATGGGTGCAGGTCCACGGTCGCGCAGTCCTTGACTTTCACCAAGACCTATGGCTCCACCTTTCTCCATCATCATGATTTGACCACCGCCCGGAGGGGACGCTCCACCAGCCGGTGGAGAAGCCCCTACCCCCGGTGGTATCATCGCGCCCCCACCCTGTGGAGGTATCCCGCCGCCCCCCGGCGGCATAGGTGGAGGCATACCGCCACCCGGCGGCATTCCGCCCGGTGGCATTCCACCGCCCATCGCACCGCCTTGTTGTTGCATGGCTTCTTGTTGTGGGTCGGGTTTTGAATAAGTAAATCGAATATCGCTTCCACCGTTTTCTGTCATTTCCGGTAAGAAACCAAGTTGTTGCATACGCTGTGCAATGTTCACTTCTTGTTCATCGCGTCGTAGTCTTGTAATCTCATCTTCTTCTTCATTTGGATATAGCGTCAAACACCAATCTTCAACACCCATTTGGTCAAGCATTCTTGGGAACAATTCGCGTGAATACAACTTTTGTCCCGATTCAACAGCGCGGTTTGTGACAAGTATTTGCATTCCTTCATTGTTCAATCCGCCGGATTTGCCAGCATCCATCATGAATACATTAGATACACCATAGAAAGCCGCTATACGCATTCGGATTTCATCACGAACTTGCGCGTATTGCATCTCATCAAGACTATCCATGAAACGCACAAACTCAACTTTACCACGCCCCGATGCTGATTCAACACCAACTTTCGGGATATAATGAGGGTCGCGTTCCATTTTTTCTTCTGCACCTTTCCAAAAAGATGCTGTTGATTGGATATTATCAGTGGTGATTGCGAGAACACCGCGTGGTATTCTTCTCTTTTGATACGCGAGGTAAATGTAATTGTCCATTGCTGTGAGTGATTGTGCTTGTCGCCACATACTTGCGACTGGTGAGCGACCATACAACTTAGACGGGTTGAATTTAGAAAGGTGCAACACTTCACCCTCAATGTAATACTGCGTCTTTCCGCTACCAGCGGTGTTGATGTAGTGAACATCTTGGAGAGGTAAGCCACACCCGTCAACATCACACTTGTGATGGTCGCCGTTGTGTGGGTAGGTTTTGTCGCGATGAACAGGACACAGAAGGTATCGCCCTCCGCGCTTACCTGCTTTGTCAGCAACAATACGCATGAAAGTCGGGTCACCACGAACTAATTCTTTGACGCGGAAAAATTCAATCTCACCTGTCTTTGGGTCAATGAAATATTCTTTGATGAGTAGTAAAAAAGCGTCATCGACAATATCTAAGTCCCATTCAATCTCTTTCATGACTTCAATAAATGATTGGTCCATACTGTTGCGTTGTTTCATCAACCAACGCGGATATATGATTTGGTCAGCGTCGGGGCTGTCGAACTCTTCATTCCCACATATTCGACATTCTTCAACAGTATCATGTTGGTATTCTTCACCACAGTTTGTGCATTTCTTGTGAAATTTCTTTTCCCAATAATACCCGCGACGAAAAATCTCTTGACATAGTGTATTGATGGTTGTTCGCAAAATAATAGATTCTTGAACTGTTGCGTAAAGTGCCGGAATTGACACACCTTGAACAAGGACAGGTTCTTGTATGCCCGTTTTCCACAAAGGCATCATTGGTTCGGGTGTTGTTCGCCTACTGAATGGCTTTGTCAATCTTGATAAGAAACGCCCCACTAAGCCCTTTTCTTCTGCCATTACATCATCTCCACAAGTCGGTTCGCATCGTCAAGAAGACGAAGGGTTTCACCGTCCCGACTAAACATGGCACGAACTCCCACCTCATCAATGTTCCACTCCTTCAAAAGTTCTTCACGCTTGTCGGGAACATCTTTCCAATTGAGCCATTTGACAATACGGTAAAGTTCGTCGCGGCGTGATTTGATAATGTCAGTTTTACGACCGCGCATATCGAGCAATTCAATGACCGCATTGGCCTGTCCTTTCTTCATACGAAGATGTTTTGTAATACCTTTCATCAATTTGCGCAAATCATTTTCGCTGTAAAATTGTAAGCGGTGTTGTGTTCGTCTGCTGTTTTTATGAATTTTTAAATCTGTTTGAAGAACGCCACACCCAAGTGCTTTATGTAATTGCTCACAATGCAACTTACCTCGCTCACCTGTCGCGATGAAACCTGCTCTTGGTTCAAGACGCTTAGTGATAGTGATGTAGCCATCAGCGTCGAGGAAACCAGCGGCGTAAGCCCATACATCTTTGAAAATCACAGTGTTGTCGCGAACAAGTCCCCATCCAACACCAACCTTCTCTATGTCGTATTCAACACCATGCATCTTAAACAAAGATGATAGTTTTTGAGTTGTTAAATGAGTTGTTCCTTGCATACTGTTGAAAATCTCATTGCTTGGTAAAGGACCACGCTCTTCAAGAATATTCGCGGCTTTTGCAAGGAAAATAGCATCAGTCTTCTTGATGTTGTCAATAGAATGAAGACAATTCCTCCACTCTTTTTTCGCGTTCTTTTTGAGTTGTTGAGCATCAACCCACATCTGTCGTTGATTATCGTCAAACTCACCTTCAATGAGAAGTAATTTACTGATAGTGTCGTTGGCTTTTTCCCATTGAACACACGCTCTTCTTAATGCGTATTCTCGCGATACGCCGTGTTTTCGCAATGCTTGGAGGTCACGGTCGCTGATACCTAAATTACGAACTGTTTTGTCGTGCTTACCAATCCACTCTATTGATTGCAAAGTTGCTTCGACTTCTTGTTTCTTTGCGATGCGTATAGCATCAATGGCTTCATCAATAGCATCGCGCATACTTTTGTTAACACGGCGCGCCATCCGTAAATCCTTCACTAAGTCACCAGCATTGCGACCAAACATAGTGTTGAACCAATCACCATTAGGTTGAGAACGCTTGAGTTGTTGAGCAACTTCTTGAGCCATTTCTCTTTTATTTTCTTCTTCTTCGATTTCATTTGGTTTAGGTGGTGTTGGATTAGCGTTTGCTGTGCCTTGTCCTTCTTGAATAGGTTTGGGCGCGTCACCAAAAGATGCTCCTTGAATTGTATTTTTCAAAATAGCATCAATGAATGCTGTTTCGTCGGACAAATCAATTTTCAACGCGATTCACCTTTCTCTTATTCCAAGCCATTGTTTGCGGACTACCGTTTTTCTCCCAACACTTTTTACAAAATCCAAAAGGATATGACTTATCTGCTGTGTAGCAACAACTGTGATACACAACAGGTTGAGTCATTAACAATTCCACCTCGCCAGTGCCGCACCTTTCGGTGTCTTTTTACCGCCTTTACTGGTCGGTCCTTTAACACCACTCATTCTCGCGCAGAATGATTTACGGCGACCTGCGGCTTTACCACCGGGTTTGAGTTTGCTTGGTTTTTTTGTGACAGGTCGTTTCAAGTTAGCACCTGTTTTACGCTTCGCGGCGGCTCGACCTTTAGCGTTCAAGCCACCTGTCTTAGCATGTTTGTTAGGGTTATATCCGTGAAATGGTTTGCTTTTCTTTTTCGCTTTGAGAACAGTTGTTGCTATCTCAAACGGCGAACAACAATTACAAAATGATACGCTTTTCGCGATGTCTTCATCATTCATCATTGCTAATTCTTCTGCTGTTATTGGTTCGTGCATTATGTATTCGTATTCCATTTTAACCACCGTAGGTTTTCCACCCACTCCTTGTTTTTTACTGCGCTTTCTTTTAGTAGCCGCGCGTTTTTGACCCGACGACATGGAGCCGCTGGTCTTTGGAGTCTTGCTTGATACCTTGACAGATGGGCGACATTTAGGGTATCCTTTGCTTGAGGTTTTGGCTTTGCTTCGACCACAAGGAGGATGCTTACCATCCTTACCTGTGCGCGATACATCCACCCACTTTTCTTTAAACCAACGGTTTAAGTTCTTCTCAACCATTACTTACCCGCCCACGCATCACATGTATAATCCTTATTGCAAGTGAAATCATACCACTCGCAATATCCCGTTTGAGGGCTTTCTGTTGCTGAATCGTCCCACGCTTTACAATTACCACAGCACTTGCTACTTTCACAAGGGCGATAATTCGGCGCGTCTTTCTTGGCTTTCATCAAAGCCCACGCTTCTTCAAGAGGAATCATTTCTTCTTCCCTCCCTTCTTCTTACGGAACTTACCGCGACAGTATTGAACAGCCCAACCATTCGCATACGCGCTTGGATAAACCTTGAACTTCCGCTTGGCCGCGGCCTTACCAGCCGGACATAATTTCTTTTCAAGATAGCCAAACGCGGCTTCGCCGCCTACACAAAATTCACAATTACAATCAGTCAATCTAACAACCCCTCCATTATTTCATCTAAGTCAACGATTCGTTCACGGAACTCCGTGGTAGCCCAATGAGCCAATGCGAGAGCGATAGCAAAGTCGTCATGGCGACCAATGCTGTCCAACTTACCTTTTTTCGACATACCGAACATCATTAGTTCGCGTTCTAATTCACTCATCATTGTTCGCGAACGGTCGTCGCCCCACGGCAATCTCATCTGCTCATTTTCAAATCGCAGAACTAATCCCATGAGAAGTGACTCACGGCGTTGGCGCGTGGAGATGAATGTTTTGATGGGTAGGTCTGTATCTGCGCGTAGTTCAGTAGCGAATACACGCTGAAAGTTGTTCGCTTCAAGTTCAATCACATCGGGATTGAACTTCGCGTTGAGTCTTTGAATCTCCATAATCTGTGTTCGGAAATCCATATTCTTACGACGAACTGCATGAACCAATTCAAGCAATTCGGGGTTAGTTGATGGGCGACGAAGCACCACCATAACGGTGAAGTCAGCCGCTCGGTCACTCGAAATAGCAGGGTCCCAGCCGATGAAGTATTGGTCGTCGGGGTCGCCAACTTCACGGTCAATGAGTTTGAGTGTGCTGTCTTTTGCTGATTGCAATACGGTTGAAGGGAATAGACTCGATACATCATCCATCGGCTCACACAAGTATTCACGCGCAAATGCAATTGCTGGCATATCAGCCCTGCGCGCATCTAATGATTCTAAGTCCCAGCGTTCCGGCCATAATGCAACTCCTTGTGCATTGATAGCAGGGTATGTTTCAACAAGATAACCGTCACGACCTTCAAGTTCTGTATAAAGGTCGGTTGGGGTAAATGGTGTCCCGACTATCATCAGTTTTGAGGTGTGGTGGAGCGTCGGGACAAGAACTTCGTAAAACCATGATGCGACGCGAGCAAGTTCTGTATCGGTTGTTCCCCACAGAATGTCGTCACAAAGAATGAGGTCGGGGTGGATACCACGAATAGCACCACCAACAGACTTCGCGCTAATATTAGAACCATTAGAAAAACCAAAAAATGTCTTAGACCATGAATCGGCTTTCTTCATCTTAGCAAGAAAAGGCACACCGTCAATCAAATCATTGAGTGTCCGCATGTGATGTATCGACTGATGAAGACTGTGTGAAATCAATACTGCTTTGGTCTTTGGATTGAATGCCGTTTTCCATAACATGTAGCCGAGGAACAGCGTTGACTTACCGTGGTCACGCGCCGCTTTGACACAGTATCGCTTTCGTGTTTCAAGATTATTATACCAGCGTTCGTGATGATGTGAAAGTTGAAATCCAAGAATCTCTTCAAAGAAGAATTTAAAATCGCGCTTTGCCACTTCAAAGTCGATTTCTTCAATCGCTTCAAGTGACAAAGATGATTGCACGCGTATCACCGCACATTAAGTCCTTTCAAAACAGAATCCCATGATGCCGCGTGGTTGTCTTCACTTAGTTTCATTCCCATAGCATCTTCACCCATGTCGAAATCTATTGCTTCTTCAACAATTTCTTTTGCATCGGGATTACCTGCTTCTGCTTGTTGCGCGACATTTTTTGCTTCTGCTGGGCCAAAGCCCATTTCCATCAAAGCCGCTTCAACAGCCTGTGCTGATTTGCCACTGAACTTACCAGCAGTAGTCATCCCTTTTGTTCCTACACCACTTTGCAACATGGCTTGCATTGCCGCATCGCGGTCAGCGAATGGAGTTTTTTGGTGTTGGCCGAACACTTTGTCTAATCCACCACGGACTCTATCACCCGCAGGTGCGCCCATTTTCATACCAGCCTCGGTAGCAAATCTTTGTCCGAAAGATGGTTCAGTAGCCGTAGCGGTTTCCGTTTGTGCTGGGTTTATGACTTCACCTTCGTCGTCAACGAATAGGTCGCCGGTGGTTTCTGCACCACCTTCCATAGCCATTCGCTTGCGCTTGTTTTCTTGCACTTTGTCAAACATCTCCATAGCCTGTTTTTGTTTATCAGTTAATGCGCTCTCTTCGGCTTCAACCTTCATTGGTTGCCCCGCGTCTTGTGGTGGTGTTCCTGTTTCCGGTTCGGTCATATCAAACTCAATTTCCGGTTCGGGAACTTTGTCTGCGTTTGCCGCTTGCTCCGCGTCAGTTGAAGGTCCAGCAGGGAGAGGCACTCGTTCCGGCTCATCGGTTGCCATGTTAGAAGGCGCGTATGCCGCTCCTTCTGCTTGTGCTTGATTGCCAGCGCGTCGCTCGCGTCCGCGGCGGCTCATACCAGCGAAGAAACCTTCTTTTGGTTGAGCGCGTCTGTCACCAATTTCTTGAATTTCACGACGCATGGCATCTTGAACTGATTCAGTCGGCTTACCTTTTTTGTTAGTATTTGGATTAACATTGAAATCGCGAGCAAGTTGTTGATTGATGGCTCCCCGCGCTCTATCCATGTTTGCGTCAAAGTTTTGACTACCCGGAACCATTCTTCGCTCGGTTTCTGCTTCCATTTTTGACCCGCGACCAAGACCACCTTCAAGTGCATTTCTTCGTTCTTCATCTTCGCGTCTTGCGCGACTATCTCTAAATGCTTGTTTTGCCGCGGCTGGGGCATGTCGTAAGTCGCTAAGTCCACGACCTGCCGCACCCATGAAGTTCTTCATGCGTTGGCCCATACCACTGTCTTTTACTGCTTGAAGAGCGCGACCACCCATATCTTTTGCACCAGCCATAGCACGACCGCCCATCTCGCCCATTTTTCGACCTGCTCCCATGATACCGCGACCTGCGGCGGCAAGACCTTTACCTGCGGCTGTTCCGTATTTTCCGGCGCGCATAGCGTTCATTGCGGTAGGGTCAGCGTCGTAGTTAGCGAGGTTGGACATTCGCTGTGCTGTGTTGTATTGTTGCGTTGCTTGACGAGGACTTGTCACTGCTGTTCCCATGAATGGTTGCGCGGCTCGTTGGTCGCGGTTAGCCATGAACGGTTCAGCATTCTTCCGAATAATGTCGGGGTGAGAGTTGTCGCGCTCCGCGACAGCCTTGATAAGTGGTTCCCAACTGTTGTCTTGAACATCGAACATAACATAGTTCATATCCGAGAGGTTGCCGCCTTTTGCGAAAATAAATTCCATAGTTCCTAAGTCGCGACCGTGTTCAATCATACTGCTATTCCATTCTATTTCCCAACTTTCAACCATAAATTACGCCTCCACAAGCACGCTTGATGTCGCGGACCACATCATGCGTCGTGTTAAAAGATTTCGCCAAAACATCCCAATCACCAATCGACATTGCAATCGCGCGAACATCAAGACTCGACAGGCCAACATTTTGACCCAATCGTTGCATATCATAATTATCCATAGGGTCATATTTTACCAATAAAGAGCCACCTGCTTCATGTAATTGCACACGCTCCATGATAGTCGCGATGACACCCATTGGGTCGTCATCGGACATTGCAAATTCTCTCCCTGCGGAGAACGGATTAAATTGTGACAAATCTTGTTGTTGCCCCAAAGGGAGCGCGAGTTGAGGTTGTGTAGTCAAAGCAGGTGCAGGTTCACTCATTGGTTTATCGTCCAAAATCGGTTGCGCTGGTAAAACATCAGCGGGTGAGCCGCCGCTTAAGTGGTCGGGAAACTCTCTAAAAATGTGGTCCATATCACCCGCAAATTTACCTCTCATGCTGTGTCCTTCATTGACACTCCCAAGAGCCTCCATATCTATTTGCTTACCACCTTCTGCCGTAGCAACATCACGCCAACCCCCCATTACGGATTGAGGTGCTTGTTGATACATCGAGTATTGAGCGGGGTCAACTCCCATCTGTTCTGCTAATTTCAACAAAGCCAATATCTCAACTGCTTTGTTATTCCTCCCGTTATCGCCACCCCTTATTTTTGGTGCAATATGGTCGCGGTGATTCTTGAACATGGCATGAATATCATTATTTGAATCGACTTGTAATTTAGCGCGCATGTTGCGAACTACCTTGTTGAGTCCACTTTCTCGACCTTCTTTACCACTGCCGTAAAGTAATTGATTCACAGGAGCGCGAGCCATCGAACGAGCCGTAGGTTGGTCGTATCCCATATCTCTAAGTTGATTCATTATTCTTGTTGACATTCCGCCTCCTGTTGACGGGACAAAGAAGTCGTTTGGTAATACGGAAACAATATCCATAGGTGATATTTCACCGTATGCCGCAGTTTGCGCATGTAGGTCTTTGTAGTGATTTGGATATTTTGTGTTTGACTTAGATGTGGGGTCTGCATCATTTGAAGTGTAGCGATGAGTGACACCATCTGTTATTTGTTGTGGCTCGATAACATTTTGCTGTGCCGCGAGTTCTGTGCTAACGCCCATTTTTTCTGCTTCTTGTCGCAACTCATCAAAAATATGCAAAGCCGCGGATTCAAGATGTTGTCCGAGGTCATCGTGTAGTTGATTACGCGGGTGATTATTGATGACTTTTCCATCTTTTGTTCGCGTTGTTCTCTTCGCAGTCCGAACACGGCGCGGTTGATGTCCTCCGTAATGATTATTCTTGTATTCGTCATTCAATATGCCGTTTTCATCAAACTTCATAGGGAGAACATTGAAATCATCACCAGCCTTTCTTTTAATGTCATTGAAACGCTTGGTTGCATTGTTGAAGACAGTTTTTGCTAAACGCAACGCTGAAGCCTCACTCACTGGTTTTCTTCTTGCTCCTGTTTCATCTTTGTATCCTTGCGACATCAATTCGCGGGCTAAAATACCAGCGGCAATCTCGATAGGAAACTTACCTACTAAGCCTTTACCACCCAATTCTTTGAATGGTTTTCCTGTCTTAGAGTTAATGTGAAAATGAGATATATTTTCGTGGTCGGAATCTGTTGGAGGGAAAGATTGTGGGTGCATCACTCCTTCACCATCGCGATACCACACGCCCTTACCCTTGAGGATAATATCGCTCATGTCATACCACCTCGTCTTACATACAAATCATACGGGTGAGTCCCCCACATCGTAGGGTCATCTTCGGGGTCGGTTTCAGTTGGCCCTGTCGGTGCGGATGTCATACGCTTCGTGCCTTGATTCGGTGTAGCACCGCTTGGTGCATCATCGCCACTCGCGTCTGCTTTACGCATCATGCGTCGCAATAAATGGTTGAGTTGGTCGATGAGTTGACGATATTCAATACGGTCGCGTGGTGAAATGCGGTTAGTGAGTTTAACTCGCTGTGCGCGCTTAATCAAGAACTCTTCGGATGCGAGAATTGCGTCGTCCGAAGAACCCAACCCACCAGCGGCCATAGCAGACGCGCTACCACCAAGAGCAATTTCTTTAGCGGCTTCTGCACCACCCGGTGTTTTCGCTGTTCGCGGTTGACGCATTGCTTTACTATGTGGTCTTGAATCTCTTGACCCTCGCACAGCGCGTGGTTTTCTCGATTGTGCTGTAATGGTCGGCATTGGGGGTGTTATATCTTGAGTAGGAGAATCTTGACGCAGTTCTTGTCGAACATCTTGTGCCAATCTTTTTCGCGGGTTTTCATAACTCCCTCTTGCTTGTGAACGGCCTGTTGACACATTCAATCGAATTGGACCAGTGGGTGTCGGTCTTCGTGTCCCCATTAAACCGAATGATGTGTAAGGAGCGCGAGCCGCACTCATTGTTGAAGCGATAGATGGTTGACGGACATTCCCACCTTTCAATTGTTTCTTGTTGCCCTTTCTACCCTTCATTGATTCAGTGGTTTTTTTACCTTGTTTTCTTGACCGCTTACCCTTTTTAGCGCGTCTTCGCGACAAAGCAGTATCAATAGTGGTAGTTTTCTTAGGTTTCTCATCATCGTATTTAGGCTCGTCTTTCTTTTTACGAATCATCTCAAATGCATCGTCAATGAACGGTGCAGTTGAAAGCAACATATTGAGTCCACCACCGCCACCCTTTGGGTTAGCACCAGCGTTGGCTTCGTTTTGACCCACTTGACCCGACATTTGACCTGCTTCTGCTTGTCGCTTCATGTCGCTGTCTTCTTCATCCTCATCGTGCTTTTGAGGAACTTTAATTTTCATGTGTTGAAGACCTTGTAATTGTTTGGCGCGCTTATCTTGAGTTTCACGCTTTTTCGCATCATGCCGCGCACGCTCTTCGGAATCTTCGCGACCAACCGTTGAATCATCTTGTAATTCTTCTGCGCTGTGTCGTGGGTTGAATCTTAACCCTTTGCTACTCCCTTCGGGTCCACCAACCATTATTCGTCACCACCAATCAACTTGCCGCGAAGTCGCGCCCAAACTTCGGGTGACTCCTTCGCTAATTCAACTTTGAGTATGTTTATGGTCTGTGCAGTCATGTTTTCGTTAGTAGTTCCAGCCGCGCGCTCTTGCACCCTCATGATGTCTTTGACCGTTTCGCGAACTTCTTTGTGTAAAGATACTATGTTGCGAACATATTGAGGGTCGTTGCGGTCTGCGTCATCAAGAAAATGACCAAGTTCACCATTGAGTCGGGATAAATTGTTTCGTATGCTTTGCATCTCTTGACCTGCTTCAACTATAATGAGGTCAGCCGCACCTTTTTGAACAACAGGTTTGAGATGATGTTTAAGATGATGATAAACACTTGAATCGGGCATCTGCATATCTTCTGCTATTTCAGCCACGGTCATTGACGCGTTAAAATACGCCAACTCTAAGTTTTCGCGCTTTGGTGATGTGCATAATTTACACTCACTGTTTGAAGACATGTGGTATTCACCCATGTGGTTTCTAAAATGACGGTCAGCAGTGCCTTCTCGCCATCCTTTTTGTTTGTCTAAATCTTTAGCGGTGATTAACCCAGCCCTCAACATTTCTTCTATACCGTCACGGTCGGGGTCTTGGCAGAAATTACAAGATGCCCTTGTTATACGCTCCGCCATAGCAAAGACCAAGTAGCGGTATCAAATGAGTGTTTCTATGAGAGAGAGATTGCCGAGAGCGCGTAAAGTAGCAGGTATCCCCATTTCCATATCGACAGCAAAAAGCCTCACGCGAGCCGCGGCTGATATTGTCACTAACAAAAGAGTTGACTTGGCAGAACGCGAACGAAGATACAACATTTGTTTGAGATGTCCCGAACGAACCCACGACCGTTGCAATCTATGTGGTTGTTTTTTGAAAGCAAAAACCATTTTCAAGAACAGCAAATGCCCTATCAATAAATGGTCAACCTTGTTGTCCGAGGCGGCGATAAACGATACCTGTTGCGCTGAAACAGACGAAAAGCGCACCAATAATCCAACTCAAATCAGTTGAACTCATTTTTGGGCCGGAAAACACTAAAATGAGGAAACAACCAAGCGTAAGCGCGATAAGTTGCACCATAATCATATCAACAATTACTGATTTGCGCAAGTTAGTCATATCACTAACTGCTGTGTAAAGAGAAGTTATGTCCATTACCTACCACCTGTTGCTAATCCACGAACCAATGAACCAAGACCGCCACCAACACTTTGCATCATGCCGGGGTCAGCCATCGCGTCATTCAACATACTTTGCATAACACCTTGATTTGCAAGTTGAACCATCTGTTGAAACTGCATGGTTTTCTGTTGCACATTGTTTGATGCTTTGTTGAGTATTTGGGTTTGTGACATTGTGACACTATCGACTGTTGGCATACCTGTGACACCGCTAAAATCGAATTTGTATCCATCTCCATCTTCAACTAAGCGCGTATTTGTAAGCATTGTATTCACTGATACCGCGACAAGACTACTCAAAAGTGAAACGAGCATATTCATATTCTCTCCGTTATTGTCGGAAAGCCACTTATCAATCATAGGGTTAGATGTTATCATGGCTGATAATATCTCCATTTCAGTCGGAGGTGCTTGATACTGCAACCCATACTGTTGTTGACCCCATTGTTGCTGTTGTCCCTGCATAGGAACTTGTTGTTGTCCACCGGCTAATCCGAGGTTCATAGCACCCGGTTGAGGTTGTTGTTGGTTATTGCTGAACGGCCACACCATAATACCACCTCACATGCTCCCATCATTTGATTGTGTCGGTAAAGGCAATGGGTGAGATTGCACCGCGTTTTGTTGTAATTGATGCATAGCAAGAGCGTCAAAAAGCAACCTTGAGTTATTACCCGCTTGAAATTGACGCATATCGAAGACAACCATAACCAAATCATTCGTTCCTGTCGCGGAGTTAGCAAAATGTGTCACAGGAATGTTGTCTTTTTTCAACATTTCAAAAAATGGCTCATATTTTGCGAGAATTGGTGGTGTGTTATCCTTCTTTTTGATGCTATTTATTGGCACAACTACGGTTGAAACACCTCTTTTCAGTTTTGCTTTGAGTGTTCCATTAGTTTCTTCTTCTTCTTTTTCGTCTTCTTTAAGCCATTTTGTCAATAAATGGTATAAATGGAGGTGTTCGGGGCAATATGTCCCCTTCAATTTACGCCCCGAAGTGACATTTTCGCGGGCTACAAACGCTTCAACTTCACCAGTCACAGGGTTTTTCCAATACAAATCCCATAGAGATTGACCAGTTTCTTCGTCAATAACCTGCTCATAGATGTTTCCAGCGGTCCGTAATAGGTATTCAACATCACATCCGTCCACAACACAGCGCATTGTGTTAGTATTATAGCGATATTTGCCTCCCCACCACCTACGAGGCGAAAAAATGCTTCTTTTTATCGGTTTTAGGAGTTTATATGCCTGTTTTATGTCTTGACGGCGCGCTTTTTTAGGATTTGGATGACGAGAGGGGTAAAAATTGACTTGAGGCACTTCAATATGCGATTTTGCGTTCGTCATAGCGGCTTGAGCGGTCGCTTGCTGTTGCATTTGAGCAAGACTCATCTGTGTTTGTGCGGCAAGCGTCAGTAAATCGTTTTGAGGTTTATTTCCAAGCATTTTATCACCAAGTTAACATTTCTATCATCGTTTTTTCAACATTCCAGCCTATTTTAGTCGCCATCATGCTAACGCGACAAGGAATACCGGCTTTTTGAAGCCTCCGCATGGCTGGGCGGTGAGCATCAAACACTTTATGTTCTCGCAAACGATTAGATTGCCACAAAATATTCGCATTATCGTCCCACCACTCATCCGCTTTGTTAGCAACGAGCCATATTTGTTTAGGGGAATAGCGTTTTCCGCGAAGTCTTGTTTTTAGTGAGCGATATTTCCACCGTTTTTCAATCAAAGAATCAACGAGGTATTCAAATCCACCCACCGCGTCTATAATTTGCGCCCCATTACCTGTCAAAACACGCGTATCGGTTAAAAAAACGACAATTTCAACTTGTCTATCGACCATATCATCAATCCAAAGATTCCAAAACCGTTGTTGACCGCCAATATCAGCAGAATGAACTACTCTTTTCTCTCCTTGCCAACGAAGACGCTTACGCGACGCTTTTGGTAAGACATAACCACCACCAATAAGCCGTTTCGGGTGCATAGTGCGTTCATCTATATCATCCATCTCGCCCGGAGTGCGCATAAAATGGTCAAGAGTTGTTTTACCCACCATTGTTGGACCATAAACACCTATTCTGCGTGGTTTAAGAAAATTATAGAGTTCTTTTCCATAAACTACTGCTCCCATGAGCGCGCTTCCAGCGAATGTTGCAACCATTAGTTGACCCACCCGCGAAGTTTTTCGTAAAACCACTCAACTGTGCTTTCCCAAACGCTCACATCGCTTGCTTGTTCAAACCAAGACACACTCAACGCGGTGACTACACCTGTAATTATACAAAATATCAACGCTTTGCCCTTTTCATAATAAGTATCGAGTGTATTTTGTGTATGCAACGCGCGTAAAGTCGCTTCTGTTGCATCATCGCTTGGTGTTTTAAACAACCAACCCATTCAAATCACTTCCCTTTCTTTTTGTAAGTGCCATCGGGATTTCTGCCGCTGGTTTGATTGCCTAATTTCATGGGTTTTTTAGTGTCTGCTTTGTGCTTCGGTGCTTCTGTTTCTTCATTCATACCCATCAAACCAAGATATTGTTGAACTTCGGGGTCTTGCTCCAACGCCTCCATTTGTTTTGCGAAATTAACTTCTTGTTTTTTAATCTCCATTTCCATTTGCGCTTGTGCAAATCGCATTTGTTGGTTTTGCATTTGACGCGTCATGTTGCGTTGCATATTTGAAACAATAGCGCGTTGGTCCATGCCATCTTGCGCTAACATCTTGTAAATAAAATAAGCCATTCCTTGTAATGTGAACGCGCCCATCGTGTATGTTATAGCGTTCGTGTAAGTATCGGGTGATGTAAGCCACAATCCAGCATCGAAAACAGCAATCGCGCATCCGACAAGTATGCTTACAAATGAAATAAGTCCTAACACTCTCAATTCATCTTTATTTTGGGGGGTTTGTTGTTGCATAACCGTATCTCCTTGAGTAGTGCGTGTCGCGAACGATACATAAGCATGTTGATTCACCTCTTTCTCGATATTATCATATTATTATGATAACAATATAGTAATTATAATTCTAAGAATAAAACAATATTATCAAGAATCCATGTTGAAATCAATTTGTTGTTGGGGTTGTTGAATTGGTTGTTGAATTGGTTGCTGAATTGGTTGAGTGATAGGCACTGGACCTAACAATGTTCCTTCTCGTCGCGCTTTCAGTCCTTCTTGGAATTTCTTATTTTCTTCCGCGGCTAAAGCATACGATTGCGCGTCAGCAAAAGAAATTGGAGTAAGGTGTCGATGAGATAATTTCAACAACGGACCACTGGTTTCTAACAACGCTTGTTGTTCCGCCGGTAATGCTTTGTTGGTAAATGCTGTTGCAAGTTCTTCATAACCATCGTAGCCGTCGTGTTTGCCGTCTTCGCCATGCAATACACTCCTAATCTCTTTCATTCTCATGTAGTTTGGCCTCATGTTGTAGTTGACAGTTCTTATCGCGTTTTCGTATTTCTTCATATCATTAGGTTTTAACAATTGTTCTTGACTTTCATTCAGTATAGTTTCAGCGTCTTTAGCAACCATTTTGCCTTTACCCTTCTTATCGTATCGAATATAACCCATCGGCAGTTGATGTGAGTCTTCGTGTGTCGCATTCTTCAAAACATCTGCCTTAAACTCGTTAACATTCAACTTTACACCGCCGACAGTCGGGCTTGTTGACATGTTGAGTTTCTTTTCCAAATCTTCTTCGTCTTCATAACCAGCAACTTTCGCGGCCTCATCTTTCATCAATTGAAACAACCCGCTGTTTTCTCCCACCATTTCAGCGAAGTTATTTTGATTGATACCTGCTGGTATTGTTGGGTATTGAAGAGGGTTATTCACATTCGACATGAAGTGTTGAAGTGCTTTTCGCATGACATACTCTTGCCATAACGGTTTCATCGTTGCACTTCTTTCGCGGGTGTATCCTTCATCTAATGCACGATTTAGATTATTTTTGTTTTTGACAGTCATCAATGAATTAACATTTGTTGCTCCCGCTTCTTTAAATGCTTTTAACGCTTCATCACTGTAAGTCAATTGATAAGAACCCATCTCTTGTGTCATTGGTTTTTCACCAAACTGCTTCAAAATATCATTGAGTGATTCGCTATACATATTGCCTGTTTTTCGCGCCACTAATGGTTTTTCAACACTATCAAGCGCGCTTTTAATTTTTTCAGCACTCTCCGATTTGTATTTTTCACTGGCTTCAATTCTATTGAGCATTTTCAATACATCCGGTCGCCCCATGAAAAAACTTCTCAATTGCTTCATTGTCACTGGTTTTGGTTGATTGTCTTCTCCCGGCTCAAATAACCCTTCTCGTATTTCGGTTTCTGTTTGCATGTGTCCGTGTTTAGGAGTATATTTATCGAAGGCGTTGAAAGACATTGGCGCATTTCCACCAAACACATCATCCATAGTCAATTGCAAATCACCGTTTTCGTCAACAGGCAACTGTCTTCGTTTTGCGCGCATCGCCTTTCTCTCTTTAGCACTCAAACTCGCGATGTCGCTAATATCATCAACATAATTCGCATCCGCGATTTCTTGTAGTTCGTGTATTTTTTCAATCAAATGGTGGTCTTCGTCATTGTGAATGTCTTGTAGTGCTGGGTCATTAACGATGCTGGCGTATAATTCGTTAATTTCTTCTTTCATTTGGGGTTGACCTTGAAGAGCCGATTTGTATAGAATGTCAAGATGCTTCTTCAAAAATATCTCATGATGCTTTTGCATTGCTAAATTGTTCACAATATTTAGTTGGAAAGGTTTTTCTTCACTCATATCGAAGTCAATCTGCGGCATACCACCTTCGTCGGGTTGTTCGATTCGGAATTGACTTCTCGCGCGTGGTGGGGCGGGTAGTTCCGGCGCGTTAGGGTCAATCACCAACGGTTCTAATTTCTTCTTTCTGCGCGCTTCACGCTCATCTTCAAATGTTTGAAATTTACCCGAACCTACATGCTTATCAAACTGCTCCCACACTGGTGATTGAGGTTTGACTATATCTTTCAAATAATCCGGTATTTCACCCGATTGTGCCATTTCTGCATGTCTTAGCAGAAGTTGGTTGAGGTAATCGAACTTCTCACCCACCATTCCATTATGCGAATAGTGGTGGTTTTTTCCATCAATTTTATTTCCCTCCGCGTCTATGTATCCTTCTTGGATATGTTCATCATCCGTTGGGTCGCGCTCACCTGTGCCAAAACAATCACCACAAAGACCGTTGCTACATTTACCACCTTGAACATAGTCACTTGAATGCTCACAGGCTGGACACGCGAATTGTTCGTGTTCATTCGGGTCCATTTCATCAGCCATAGGGTGTTCATCGTAAGAAGCAAACCCACGCGGCCTCATTTTGTTAGCGATATAGTTGTTCATCTTTGAACTCTCGCGACCTACACCTTCCATACCGGGTATGCGATGACGAATGTATGATACCGCTTCATCTCTTGTCACGAACCGATGTCCGTGACATACACCGCACAAAGTTGGTGCATTACCTCTCCAATTGGATACTAAATTATGGGCTTCAATGTCACCGTTCTCTATCGCCTTTTCACTACCTTTTGTAAAGTGTGAGTTTTGTTCTCTTCGCGCCGCCTCTTCTTCTGTTAGCAACCCCAAGTCGTCTTCGGAATCATCATGATGCTCATGTTCTAATTCGGACATATTGAAATCAACATCATCATCTATGGTCAAACCTTTCGACCACTCATTATAATCTTCTTTGTCAACAGTATCCGCCATATCAGCATCATGCAACATACCCTTAGCGCGCTCAATATCTTCTTCTGTGAGAGGGAATCCCATTTGAATGCGATGAGCGAGCAGTTGGTTGATTGAATTGATTCGCGGGAGGGCTTTGTTATTGGTCAAACTCATAACACCCGTTCCACCCATTTCGCCCATTCTACCGAGTTTATAGTTGCTTAGTGAATGAGTGAAGTCTTTGTCCGTTCTCCCACTCGCGTCGCCTCTAAGCACCGAATCATAATCATCATCGCCATACATATCATCATGCAATTCAGCGAGCATACCCATCAAAGCGTGTTGACTTACACCCTCCGGTGATTTTTTCATCTTGGTGAATATGTTAGCCATCTTATCGCCCGAATTGATAAACGCGCCAAGCATGTATTCATTTGTTCGATTGATGTTATCTTCGCTCGCGTCTTTCAACTTAGCGGCTTTCTTTTCGTATGATTTTATCTCTCTCAATTTCTTCTTACGGAGCATCAACATTTTACCATATTTCTTGTCGATTTCATCAGCCTGTGCTTCAATCATTGCTATTTGACCCGGTGAATCATATTCACCGCGTTGTTCTTGAACCGAGTGGATACTTTGCATGTAAGTATCGGGTTTGTTGTCTTTATCTTTCATATTCTTGATTGCTTTTTCTGCATCTTCTTTTGTTTCAAATTCACCGCGAATTTTTCCTGTCAATTCATTAAACAATTGATATGTTGGTTTCGTTTTTGCTAAATTAGCATCATAAGCCATTTTATCATCTATATATTGTCGATATAGGTTTTTGTAAGTATCAATTTCCCGCTTTCTTTTCTCAATCTTTCTATTTTCTTTTTGAATACCTTTAGTGGGTTCATTTATCATCTCACCCAATAACGCGATTCGGTTGGCTCTACTCTTTAGCGCACCCGGTTTGATTTTGCTACCATAGTCGCCGTCTGCGAGTTCTTCCATGAAATGCATAGCATCAGTAATCGCATTGAAACGCGTCGATAGAAGTGTTCTCTTACGCATTGATTCTTGGTGCTTGTCGATTGAATCGTCGTTGTTCATGAAGAATGAAGAAGCAACCAACTCTTTGTTGCTCATCCCTGCTGGGCCAGTTGCTATTCCGTTCTCCTTTGTTCGGTAAAGTCCAAACTTCTTGAAAATGTTAGCCGCGCGTGGGTGACCTGTGATAACCGCTTGCTTGATTTTATTTTTGAACTGTCGAGTTGTAGGTTTGATGAACCCTTCGTAAGTGTTTAATTTTGGATTATCAAGATATTTTTGTTTTCGACTCATCAACTTTTTGTGGTTGTATCTGTCATCTTCGGGGTAAATGTGCCTCAATATAGCGGCGAGTGAAGTTTCATTTTCAGTAGAGCCGGTGACATCTAATGGGAAATCTTGTCCGCGTTTTTTGTAATTTGTAAATTGCGGGAGTGTGATAGACTTGTGAGCAAAGGGTGATTTATCACCCTTAACTGGTGAATGCGCTCGCGCTGTTGGTGCATCTCTTGTGCCAAATCGGTCTTCGTGACATGAAAGGCACTTTTCTTTGTCGTGGAGTATATGTTCCATGTGTTCGGGCGCACCTGCCTCAATATCGTATTCCGAAGCAGGTGTGAATTTAGCCTCTTCTTTCATTGCTTGACGCGCAGTGTGGTTCTTTGCAAACTTTCGTTGTTGTTCTTCGACTTTTTGATGGTGCGCTTCATCGAGTGCTTCACGGTATCCTTTTTTCCTCAAATACTGCAACAAACGATATATTGGATATGTGTTCAATTTACCTTTTTGTGCTTGCGCCCCTAACGAAGCAAAAGCCTCCTTGTATCCATTCACACCCATATCAGCATTAGCGTATTTCATCGCCGCTTTCACTAAATCAACATTTGACATTCCAATATCTTTCATCATGTCGTGTTGTCGATTCAGCCGCGAAGTCATAATAGGGAGCATTACTGCTAAAGTGCCTGTGCCAGCAATAGTCTTCATTTTTGGCTTATCACCTTTTTTTGCTGTATTAACTAATTGTTCCGGGCTTATGATTTCATCGAGTTTGTTGTAGCGTTGCTTGTCTTCGTATGTTGCGTTTTCAATATTACCAAAAGCAACAAAGTTTTCTGCGGTTAAACCAATAGCCTCCAACTTCTTATCAACATCGTGTTTTTCTTGGTCTGTTTCCGCACCATTGTTATCGTATGCTTTGTGTCGTATTTCTCGCATTATGCGCGCCATACCGATGAGGTTGTCAACAAAATTATTTGATTGTTCGATGAGTTTTTCTTCACTCAAACCGTGATACGCGTGACCAACCTCGAAATCATTACCAGTTAAGCCACCTAATTCAGCATCCGAGTCTAATTTGTGTTGGTCTAAATTGATTGCCGCGCGTTGCATTTCGTATTCATACTCGTCAATATCACCTTGATTGAATTGTCGCTCAAGTTGTGTCATTCGTTGAGATGGTGATAATTTTCTTTTACCTTGAACAACCGCGAGTTCATCTTCGGGTTCCATCATTGAAGATTCAGTTGCAACCCCACCAAATCTTGCTCTTCGCGCTTCACTGGCTCTTTGTTCCACTTCTTCTTGTGAACCACCCGGCCCAGCACCCTCGACAGTCACCGCGCTTTCATCACCAAATAGACTACTCAAGAGTCCTTCTTCACCCATAGCAGATATTAGCGTTGGGTGAAAACCTTCTTGACCCATACCCGCTAACTCATCGGCCAATTCATTACGCGTTTTTTGACTGAATGCACTTTTAGGGTCTTTCATGTATCGACTCACTAACAAATCGGGCATGTTTGCCACAGCAGAAGACAACCCAAGTTGTTTCGCGGCATCAACCATAGAAGGCGTAATTGCGTCCGGCGAACGCCCAACTTCTATTTCTTGTCCAGTTCTACCTGCGCGCCCCGATGTTCCGAACGCTTTGTTCCCTGTCAATGAAATCATATAATCGTTGAACTTCTCCATCATTTTTTTGTAAGCGGTTTTTTCATCAACAGATTCTTCACGCGCAATATCTCGCACTTGGTTGAGTATGGATTGTGTTGTTGATGATGAAGGGTTTTTAAGTTGAAAACTTGACTGGCCTTCTTGTCCTTTTTCTCTTCTTAGGTTGACTTCACCTTCTCCGAACAACTTATCGTAAAATCTACTCGCTCCGCCTTTATCGCGGTCCGTAGTAAATCGTTTATCTTCTCTAAACTTCAAGTTCTCCATCTGCTCATCGCGTAATCGGTTCATCTCTTGTTCAAATGAAGGGTCTTGCATTCGACCAGCAACACGAATTTTTCGCGCTTCTCTTGGTCTGTAAGTGGGAACGATACGGTCACTCTTTGGTATCTCCGCCGACAGCGTGACACCGAGAGGGTGGTCGTATTTGTTAAGAAGTTTGTAAATACCATTGATGTCTTTTTCTTGATGAGGTCTGCCCTCATTCAATGGGTCTGCGATGAAGGATGAAATATCAGCGCGTATTCCTCGCGTTCCGCCCATAGCATTTTCTAAACTACCGTTCATTTCTTCATCTGCTTTTTGCACATCTTTGAGTTCGGGGAACTCATTCGACAACCTCTTCAAATGCATCATAACAGGCGCGTTTAAGAATGGTTCGTGAAGCATAGCGGGAAAGCCATCTTCGCGCTCTTGTAGCATTTCATCCTTCTCTTGTCCTAAAGCACGACCCAAAAGCATATTGTTAGCGAAAACTATGTCTTCGTAAAATTCAGTCGCGTCTATTTCTTCATCTTTGTATCGACTGACTAATTCAGCCATGTAAGGTGCTAAAGACGCGAAACCTCTTTGTGTTTTACCGCCTTTTCCTTCTTTGTCATCTTTTGCGGAGTCAACTACTTTGACGGTCTTTGGCTTTTCTTCTTTAGGAGGTTCTTCTTTAGGAGGTTCTTCTTTAGGAGGTTCTTCTTTAGCGGGAGGGTCAACTACTTTGACAGTTTTAGCCTTCTTTTCTTCGGCTACGAGTCTTTCAAGTTCCTTCATTTCGCGGAACTCTTCGGGGCTTAACCCGGACTCTTCTTGTTCTTTCTTTCTTCTTTCGCGACTTTTTCTTGCTTTTTCGCGCAAAGCATCTACGCGTTTAGCGTTTTCAGCGCGTCTTTTTTCACCCGCCTCTTTTATTTTCTCCCTTGCCTTTTCTTGTGCGGGGTCGATATTTTTTCCTTCAAACGGGTCAAATTTTTCCTCCGCGGCGGGTTTTTTGTCAACAACTTTTACTTGCTTTGGTGGTTTCTCACCGCGTTTTTTTGCTTTGCGTGCCGCTTTTTTGGCTTTTCTTGCCGCATCGCGTTCTGCTTTGCGTTTGTCTTTTTTCTGTTGATTGGTTTCCTTGAGGATTAGTCCCTCGTCAACCGACTTAACAACACGGACACTCGGACGCATTAGTGGATGGGAGGACAACCACACCCTTGAACATAGCGGTTGATAAAAAAATGGCTGGAATTTTTTTTTGACCCCCACGAAAAAAATATCTGTATTTCGCACGCGGTTAAGGAGGGCAAATTGTCGCGCCGCGAGCGCGACTCCGGCTAACGCGACGGGCAAATACTCCGCGAGGAACTCGCGGTAAAGCGCGAAGCATTCGCGCTGGTAATCGCCACGCGCTTATGCACTATGTCGCATGGGAAACAGTCGCGCAGTAGCGCGTTTCGCGGTTGCTTTATCGCGGGTTTCCGGCGCGATTCCATCGCGCCTCCAACCATACGGTTGTCACGCGTTCTTGCTCTCCTTTTCGCGGCAAGAGCGCGAAAGGCTGACAACCCGATTTTGGCTCGACCCCTTATAAGGGGAACTCTAAACCTTACTGGAAAGTCAGCCCAAGAAGGGTCATGAGGTAATAGACATGGAAAAAACAAGCATGAGGAATGAACTGAACAATACACTTGGTGTAATGTGCAAAGCGGTAGTTGTCGCTAAAGACAACGAGGCTTTCTATAATACATTGGGGGAGAAAATGAACGAAGTAAAGACTGTGAAGAACAGCGGCAGTGCGAAAGCAACCAACAACGCCACTTTCATCATCCGTTTGGCAAAGAATATGGGTATCAAACATAGCCGTATCGACGCTTACTACAAGAAAGGCAATACCACCGGTATCAATGCCAAGACTGACAAAGTGAAAGTCCTTGAAGTATTCAAACTGATGTTGACAGAAGCAAAGAGCCTAAACAACTTGTGCCAATTGGCATTCGACTTTGTGGCTTCGCACTTCGATGAAGAAGAAGAAGAAGAAGAAGATGCGGGAATTGATTTCAGCATGACTTCGACTGAATCTGCTGGCATTGATGACGATGAAGACTTTGACGATGAAGAAGAAGAAGAACTGGCAGACGCTACCGAGGTTTCCTTTGTCCTTGATGATTGGAACAAAGGTGTCAAACTGGCAATCAAAGGTGTCACCGACAAAGAAATCAACATGGCTAAGGCAGTCCTTCACAAGACCAACAAGAACGGTGACGGTTATGAAATGACTCTCTCCGGTCGAAAGGAATTGAACCCGAAGCAATTGTCGAATGCCATTGACTGGGATACTCAACTTCTCAAGGTTGCCGCTGATGTTCTTTGTATCGCTCCAAAGCGAAACAAGAAGTGGACTGATGAAAAGACCGGTAAGACATACAAGACTCGCTCTTGGTTCCCCGAACTATGTGGTGCTGGCAACTACCAAGCCGCTAAGAGATTCACTCTTCAAATGGCCGCTTATGTTGTCCTTGAATCCGAGAGAAACTTTTGGACAGCGCGATTTGCTTGGTCTGTATCCGATGACTTCCGTGAAGCGTTCCGAGCATTCATTGGTATCAACGAAGAAGTGGCAGACTCAAAGGTGATTGGTGGTCAAGCACAGTCTTGGCACTGGCCTTTGGTTAAGAATGACTGGACTCCTACATCATCCGGTAGAATGACTGATGAGGACTACAACAACCTTGACATTGGTTCACTTGACACCCTTTGAATACTCACTTGATTAACCATTGAGTTATCAATCACACTCGTTTGAGGAATCGTAATCCTCACCCATTCTTTGGCGTGGTGCATAGTCGGGTTGGCTATGCATCGCGCCTTTTTTTTATACCTCGAAACCTAAATGAAAGTCATTCACGGTTTCTCTTGCTGGTATAACCAAAGACTCGATGCAACGCCAACCATACGGTTGAGTGATTGATTCATCAGTCAAAATTATCCTATTCCTTTGTCGAGTATGCGCGATTACTAACGCTCTTGACATATCACCCGTTGCTCTTGAATCAATACATCACATTCACCTCGCGTCTATCGCAACAACTATGACACATGCATGGTTGTGTTGTGATGTTGAGTATCTATCTACGCGCTAATCTACACATTAACACGAATGATTATCGCGAATATCATATTCTTCTAATAAGAATAATAGTTATATCTCTATTATAATAAAAAGATAATATCAATAAAAGGAAAGTGGAAAAATGAAAAACGAAAACACATCGAACAGTTGGGTTGAATGGTATTCATCCCTTAGTGAAGAAGACAAAGAGCGAGCAGGTTATACCTACAACTCAAGCACCGAGGCTTATGTCACGGCTTGCGATGAGTGGATTGAAGACCTTGAATTGATTAACTATCAATGGCTTGGTCTTGACCCTTACCACATAATCGGTCAGCGATTTACCGATTGGTTCACACCAAGCGACGCTGATTGGATTGATACTCGCGCTGAACAAATTGATGAGGGATTACAATGAATGAAATAATATTTGACATGAATGTCGAAGAAGAAATAGAGTTTGATATGAATGAAAGCGTAGCAAGCACAGTCTTGACTGCCGAAGACCATGCTAAGATGAAAGCATCGCTACCAAGCAACCGAACAGGTGAACAGTTGGAAGAGGGTGCGCGTCTATGGCAAGCAAAAGCATACAACAAGTGGCTCGGTCTTGAGAAGCCTCGAATGTGTGTGTCAGCCGCGACAGGTGCAGGTAAGACTCGCCTTGCTATTACTGTCATGCACAATTGGCTACACGACGGACACCTTCGTTCACCAACAAGAAAGACAGGCAGACCCGCTATCGTATTTGTTGTGCCATCCAAGCAACTACTCAATCAAACGCGAACCACTGTTCGTATGTGGCAACTCACATGCGGTCGTATTGGTGGTGGATATAATGAACGCGCTCCTCACAAGGATGTTTATATCACCACTTACCTTTCGCTCAAGAAAGTGAAAGCACTCAATCACTTGAAGAACAGACCACTGCTAATGGTTCTTGATGAATGTCACCGAGCAGGTGGAGAGGTTGCGCTTCGCACACTCCGAACCTTTCAAGGTGATGGTTGTCTTCTACTTAGCGCAACACCAAACCGTAGTGATGGTGTCTGTGTTATGTGTGAAATGAATACATCTCCTGTGGGTTCTGTTTGTAGTGGTGAAGACTGCGATGTTGGTATTCAGTTTCACCTCAAACTAATCGAAGGTATCGAACAGTCACGCAACGGTGATGATGCACTCGACTTTACATTCCATGTCGTTCACATCAACATGACTCAATCCGAACTGATTGAGTATGAAGATTTGACAGAACGCATATCCAAACTCTATCACAAGTGCTACAAGTTAGTGAGTGAAGAAGGTGGCAACGCGAACAACCTCTTTGCCCGAACCAATTGGGGATTGAGTGGTGAGGCTCGTCAAGCATTAGGAATATATCAAGCGCGTTGTAATGAACGCAAGCGATTGATGAATGAGATGGAGAACAGATTCGACGCGGCGCAACAAGTATTGACAAGCAACATCGGTAAGAAGTATGCGCTGTTCCATGAAACAATCTTTGGTATCGAAAGACTCAATGGTATGTGTAAGAACATTGGTATCAACCCTCATGTATATCACAGCGGTCTTACTACACTACCACCACATGTCTATCAAACATACCCCGAACTCAACAACCCAGCATTCAAGCGACGACTTGCACAGTATGGAGAAGACGCAACGAAAGAACTCAAGCGATGGGAGAGGTCAGCCTCCGACATCTTACTCACATGTAAATCATTGAAGGAGGGTTTCAACGCACCCGACATGGATGGTGTCATCATGATGAGTGGCACAAACAATGTGCGCTCTCGTATTCAAACGATTGGTCGTGTCTTCCGAGGCGCGAAGCACAAGGACATTTGGATGTTCGTGTATAACGATTTAGAAAGCGGTGACTATCGCTCGTTCTTTAACCTCATTCATGATACAGGAATACCTCATGAGAAGATACGATACCACACTAACGGTATCAACCCAGCACACATAGTCCACAAGCAAAATGCTTGATGACACAAAGGAGAAATGAAAAATGATTAACGAAACCTTAGCAGAAGAAAAGCCAACACATGAAGATGCTCTCACTCAATTGAGAGAGAACATCAAAGAGAATAACAAACCGTGGGGATACCGCGACCAACCAACAAGCATTGAGTTTGATGGTGGCAAAGCATACTTGAGCAAGTGTAAGAACTACATTCGCGTCAAGACAAAATACGGAACAGCAAACTACATGCTAAAGAGAAAAGTAAGCCGACGCGTATCTCAAGTAGATAGCATCAGCATTTACTCTAACATGAAGAACGCAGTGCTGAAAGAAGTATGCAAATCTCACGGCTTGAAAGTCAGTGGCACTAAAGCAGAATTGGTGGCACGAATCGACGCACACATGTTGACATTAGTAGGTGAAGAAGAATGAGTGAACAACTCGTTGTCAAAATCGAAACCGAAGAGTATATCTTTTGGGAATACACTGATGGAAAACCACAATCAAACACGCGTCTTTGGACACGCGCTCTTCAACAAGAAGAAGAAGTCCAAACAAACAAGGAGGATTTAAATTGAATAATAAATTTACAAAAAGACCAAACGAAAAGAACTACGAATTTGTGACACGCATCATGAAAGGTAGCACAATACTGAATGAACGACTGAATGCCAAGCAAGTTCACGCTCGCGTTGACAGAAGAGGTGCAGGTAGGAACATGACTTGGATGCAAGTGCAGTCAAGTTTATACTACGCGTCTAAGAAGACTGGCAAGATTGTTATACACAAAGATTCATTCCCTATTGAATATTCATACAACGATACTCTATCACACAGCGACCAACACGCACTGTTAGATGACTCGAAATTCTTTGACGAGAACTTGGTTGATTTCTACACACCACCACAGCACAAGAAAGACGCGGTGAAAGACTTTGACCCCGAACTGTTTGTCAAGAAGATGACCCGCGACGGAAAGTTTCTTGCAGAACCACGCGATGCTCTTGTGTCCACAGTCAAGCATGAGTTCACAGCAGAACAGTTGCTTGAATCACTTGAAGCATTGAACCAAGACTTGCATGACAATGTTATCGTTGCTATCTTTGCCGCGCTTGGTAAAGATACCTACTCACCAATGCACCATGACTATCCCTCTTGGTCAACCAAAGCAGAACCGCGCAAGACTGCATTGATGGACTGGCACTTTGAACACGGAAACTTGGTGGTGAAAGAATGACTGGATATGAAATAAAGTTTCCAAAACAAAAGAACGAAGATGGATTCCTTAACTTTGTTATACACCCTAACTACATTACTCATGTTGATAGATACACTTCTAATTCTTTTAGAGAAGAAGTAAAAGATACAGCGGCGCGTCTATACTTCATCACTAACTTACTACCCAACTTGAAGGGGCGCGACCTAATGCTGATTGCCGAAGGTGATTACTCACTTGTGATTGATGAAGTCAGCGATGCGGATTTCTACATTGCTACATTAACAACAGGAGGCGAAGACTAATGAAGCCAACACCTATCCCTCAAGATGGTTGGACAGATGAAGACATTGGGCGCGAAGTTATTCTCAAGATGCCTTACGGCACACTTGTTCATGACCGAATCGTGTTCATCAACTCTCCCGATGGGTCACAACTCATCGGTCCCGCGACAGAACTTGGTGCGCTTGCCGCACGAATGAGTTATGTCATTCCTATTCTCCACGCGCATGATGAATACATCATGAGTATGGATGACAACACCGAAGGTGGAACAAATGAATGAAGAAGAATTGAAAGAAGACAGAAGACAGATGGCAGTTGACAACCTCAACGCAATTGACAATGGAAATACTGACAGCAACAGCCTCATGCGTGAGGCTATGGATTTGATGGCTAACTACGGCTACAAAACCTACGACCAAGCGATGGAAAGAACGCTTGAGAAATACCGCGCTAATCCAAACTATTACAGTGACAAACCAAGCGCATACTGCTACATGAATGCAAAGTGGAGAGAGATGCAACCCGTTGTTGAAGATGCTGATGTGACAGCCGCAATCAATCAACTGATGCATGAGTTGGCATGTGACTTGCTTGGCTTTGAACCAACGGGGGATTCACAATGAGTTTCAGCACACAAGATTTTCACACGCTACTTGACGACAAGCACACAGTCATCAGCATGGCTACCAATAGTCTTGGTGATGGTGAATACATGATTGTCATGAATGGATTTGTTCGACCTCAAAGCCCTTTGAAGGAGAAGTATCTCAACCCGCACAGGAACATGTCACACATACCACCACAGTATGTTCGCGAATGCCCTCGTTGCGGTGGACAATGGAAAGCATTGTCTTACAAAATTCAACAAGGTAAGATGGAGAACACACACTACTGTTGCGATGACTCTAATTGTGGAGTAAGCATTTGCTCACTTACCTTTGACAAGTTTGCTCGCAACCATACACCCGAAGCGATTGAACAACTCATCGCTGAACAAGACGCTCAAGATATTCAAGACAAACGCATGACCGAAGAGGATATTATCTTCTCGGAGTTTGAGTTTGACATGCACGATGAGATTGCAAATCTAATAGACGCGGATGAGAATGTTCTTATACCGTCGCTCGAATCTGATTCTATGGCGCGCGCCGCAGAAGAAGAAATCACATTCGACATGGATGATTTTGACATGAGCGAAAGCCCCGACATCGAAAGCGATGTCACATCACAGTCCAACGGACACAAAAATAAGGAGGATTAAATATGAAAGACCCTAAGAAAAATGAAGCCCCGCGCACCATCGTTATTGGTGTAGCGCAAGATGAAAAGAACGACATGAAGGTGATTGAATCTAACGCATGGGAAGGACAGAAGTTCGTTCCTAATGCGTGCATCAAGCACACCATACAACACGGTTCAAACTGGACTGTGTTCTTGTTGGAAGACGCGAAAGTCAACAGTGTTGATATTAGTGTAGCCTCAAACTACACTTACGATACTGACGGCGACGCTGTGCTGAAAGTCATTGCTGACATGTGGATTGAGTTTGGTGAAGTCTACCAAGCATCCGACGATGACGACCTTGTGTTTGACATGACAGATGCGACACCAAGCAACGATGACACCCCTGTGTTTGACATGACAGATGCGACACACGACGATGAAGTGCCGAACTTTGGTGACGCGCTTGGTGTTGACCTCGCAGACTTTGTTCTTGATGAGAATGAAACCGTTGAAGAAGCCGCAGAAAAGACTGCCAAGAAGAAGACGAAAGCAATCTTGGATGCTGAAAAGGCACGCCAAGAACGCTACGCTGAATCCGAAGCAATCAAAGCAACGATGTCAAGCGACATCAGCAAGGCTATGGTTAGTGGAAAGCGACATGAGAATGTTGGTGCATGGAACTTCCGCACCAAGACATACGAATTGGTTGCGCGTAATGTGACAGTTGACCCAACTACTGGTCAATCAACAACTACTTACCACGACATTACCACAGCAAAAGGTGACAATCGAATCAACGCTATCTTCAACCCAACTCTTGCGACAGAAGATGAACCACTTGGACATTGTATCAACCGCGCCGCTGGTGCTGGTTTTGAGGTAGTTGAACACCCCGATGTATTCAACCCTGTCATTGATACTTGCCGAGGCATCAACATGGCTAACGGTTGCGTCTACAAGAAAGTGGATATAGGTGATAACAAATTCAAGTATGAACTTGAGTCGGGAACTGAACTCATCAGTCACGACGCGTTCGCTTTCAACAAGGGTGCGCGTGCTATGCTCAACCTTGACCTCACTGCATTCAGCACCAAGACACGCAACGAATCTGCTAAGTCACTTAGCAACTTTGGTTATGTCAATCTTTCTGCTAACAGAATCAGCGACGCGCTTGTCGAAGAAGAAGGTGGACATCGTGTTGGTGTATCAATCATCAACGCTCACGATGGTAAGTCTGCTCTCCAAGCATTCATGACTGTTCTCCGCACTTACTGTGGCAACCTTGCCGCACGCGGTGGAGTTCAAGCACTACTGATGGCTGGTGACCGAAACAAGATTCGACACATGAAAGGTGTTGTTTCGGAGTTCGACCCTCAACTGTTTGCTGACCAACTTGGCAATGCGCTTCTTGAATCTCGTAAGAACTTGATTGCTATGCACATCTTACGACACATTCCTATCGAAGCAAATGTGTTTGACAAAGTGATGACCTCATTCGCCAAGCATGGACTTGTATCTCAACCTAAGTTGACTATCAAGGCTGGTGACATTGACCAAATCCCGAAGGACAAAGACGGAAACTTAGTTGTGACTGCCGCAATGATGACCAAAGATGCTGTCAAGGTTGGACACGGACACGCTTACAATGCTATGATGCAAGGTTGGATGAACCCCGATGTTAACTATGTCGCTTTGGATAAGACCGAAGCAGACAAAGCCGCAGTCGGTAGTGCATTCCACGCCGCGCAAGTTTTGACTGGCACGATTACTCACAACCCTATCTTCACTGATGGTAAGAGAGTTCTTCACGGAAGCAAGCAAGGTATTGAACTGTTGATGAAGAAATCGGACAAAGCCGCAAACCTTCTTGAAGACATTGCTATGGGTGCTGTCAATGCTTACGCCGCGCACACCGGTGAACCTGTTGATGACTTCAATGCTATGGGTCAATGGTTGAGTGATAACCCCGACCAATTCAAGATTCCTTACAGCGCAAAGACAAATGGTAAGAAAGTAATGACTCCAATCACAGAAATCCCTGCCTTCATGGACACTTGGGAATACAAGATTGAGCAAGTAAAGATTGCTAACAAGAAGTAATTTGATACTTACTAACTCCCCTACCCCTGTATGAACCACACTCGTTTGTTGATACCGTAAATCATCACCCTTCTCATGGGGAGGTCGGTGCATCATGCATCCCTCGCTATTCATCTTTTCACTTTCCTTTGAATAGATGCACCCCTCCCCACCCCCTTGACTGATGTTGCTCATGGAATGATGAGCGCGTTTGCAAGAACGGAGTGTTTTACATGACCGAGAAAAAAATAAATAATAACATGCAATGGAAATTGAACGCGCAGAACCAAGACACCAAAGATGGTGAATTGACACGCGCAGTTCAACAAGTCATAGACTTGAATGATGAAAACAGAATGGACATCCTCATGGATAAGTTTGGTGCAGAAGTATTGAACTATGTCATTGAGATGTATGGTGAACCAACACGCGTCATGGGTATCGCTATGCTTGACGGCAGACCTGTCATGCTTGGTGACTGTGCCTGTGGTGGAAGTAAGTGTCGTGCCAATTGGGGTTGGGTGTGGGTAGCACGCGACCTCAACATGAGTGGACACCGTGGTAGCCTCAAGGCTGTGCCGTGTGAAGATGCAACCCCTACAATCTTTGACCCGAATGTAGGTATGCTATACCCTGCGCCTTATGGACAAGACCCCGAACAGTTTTACCGATTCCAACGACCTCATTGGGGCGATGTTGATAAGATTGGTTTGCAGAATTTCATGAATGCAAATGTGGCAACCGCAGAAGGTGGCCGACGCAACGCTGGCGATTGGGTGGTGGATGAATGACTGAACTGATTACAATTGATGGACAACTTTACCTACGCGCCTTTGGCGAAGACAAGAAAGTGTTGAAAGGTTGGGGGTCATGGTCGGGCTGGTATTGGTTCGCGATTGAACTCGGTGACGATGGACTACACTTTGGATATGTTCAAGGCACTTATCCCGAATGGGGATACTTTCACCAAATGGAACTTGACAGTATGCCGGATAAAGTTTGGCCTATCAAAGACATAGACCTACCATACGCTGGAAGGAGGAATGCTTGATGGGATACACGCACTACGCATATATTCCTCTTGGTAAAATTGAAGACGCGCAATGGTCATACTTACAAAACCAAATCATGGCTTTGACTATCAGCGATGATTGGGAAGAAAAAGAAGTGAACATTACTGCTGACCTCATTCAAGTGAAGGGCAACCATGAATGGTTTGTCATACCACGCGAATGCGATGACAGGGCAATCACTCGCGATTCATTCTTCACCTTTACCAAGACAGCGCGTAAGCCATACGACTACATCATTGTTGCTTGCTACATGGCATTGTATCGTGCGGTTAAAGGTGTCAAGTTGTCAAGCGATGGTGACTACAATGAACTCGCTGATGGCCGACAACACTACGCTGATACATTTGGATTAGACGACGCGCAAATCCAAGAAGTGTTCATTGATACTATCCATGACCGACGACCCGAATGGTATATCGGCGACCCATGCTATGCAATCAATGACCACTTTTGGTATGAGTTTATTGAAAATATACCAAATGATGACAGGCTTGAAGGAGATGGTATTGAGTTTGAGTTTCATGGACACAAAGCCTATGTGTATAACAGCGGTCTTGGTGGCGATGGTTCATTCAATGTTCATGGTCGCAAGTTTTCTGTTGATGCTGGATTAGTTTCTGTATTACCTGCCGCGCTTGTTTCTAAGAATTTGGGTTGGGATGGTGTCGCAGGTGGACACATGGTTCGCTCGCGACTACGACCTGTCTTTGACATAGACACATACAATTTCCCGCATATCACATTGACTCTCGACGGATATACTGCTCATGATGACATGGGTAAAGTCGAATGCGATGACTGTGATGAATGGTGGGATGACAACGACATGCAGACAGACGCGAATGGAAATTATCTTTGCTATGAATGCTACGAAGAAGTCGAAGAAGGAGATGATGAATGATGAGAGTTTTAACACAAGACTGGATTAACGCTGGATTTGAATTAACATCAAATGAAACGCCCCTAAGTGGACTCGTTGATGCGGGTCACACAGTTGCTATTATCCCTCGTTCCGATGAGGCTAAGATGGATGCAATGATGAATCATGGTTTTGTTTTAGATGATGAAAAGAACTACACGCAATACAACAACACGATGAATACTGTTGGTTCTATTGACGCGAAGATTCTCAATCAACATTGTAAAGGTCAAGGTATGCTTACCATTGGTGGTAGCGACTACGACAAGAAGTTGTTGAAATCTTTTGCGAAGAAATACAACCGCGCTAAAGATGTATTCTCTTTATTGAATGGCTCACTACCTTCACCACTTCGACTCATCACACCTCGCGGTGGTCATTGGTGGATTCTTATTGCACCAAGAGTTGAACAAATTAACCCAACACCAAACAGCAAACAAACATACGGCACTCCGGTAGGGCTTGACCCTTTCCCGATGGAGGTTTTAGAATGATGAAAACAGAAGAAATATACGCGCACTTGCGCACGATGACGAGAGAAGAACTGATTGAATTGAACAACGCGGTTGTTCACGAAGTCAAATGGAAAAGAAAACAAGACACTGCTGACAAGAAGAGAACACTCAAAGTTGGCATGAGAGTTTGGTATGATGGTAAGCATGGATACACCGAAGGAACGATTACAGAATTGCGCAGAACAAAAGCAAGTGTAGTCACCGACGACGGACAAGGGTGGAACTGCCCTATCACTATACTGAATCAACTTGTTGAGAAGAAAACTTTCAATCCAGCAACGGGGGAATTTGAGTGACGCGCAAAATCACAGATGATAAACATGGTATAAGAATCATTGATATGATTGAGTTTGAAGAACACGAAACCTTTGACGGCTTCGTAGCAGAAGTGTCGGAGTTATTGTGGGGAGATAGTGGTGCATACGAAGAACCGAATGGTGAGATTGTATATCCACGCGAACCATACAGCGTTGATGAATCAGTTGATAGATTGAGAATGTTCAGCGATGAAGCACTTGCATGGAACTCACTTGCTATGTGGTGCGGTGCGGGTGACCATCCTATTGATAATGGTGAAGACACAGATGAGAAGATGGATTTGCGCGACTTAATGAACAGTATAATGAAGGAAGTGAAACAATGACAAGATACTACCACGCTACACCAAAAGACAACTTAACTTCAATCATGCAACACGGAATCCAAGCAAGGTTTGGTGAAGTCTATTGCTCAACCAATGAAGATTCTGCCGCGCGCTGGATATGTTTCACACGGATGGGTTGTAAAGAAATAATCACGCTACCATTCAACAGACCTCAAGGCGACAAGCGAATGCGCTTAGGCACAGACCATTCACCTATGATGACAAAGATACTTGGTATTGATGAAGAAGGTGCATCCTTTACATCAAGCGAATCTATACCACCCGAAGACATTGAGTGGGGTGCTGTCATGGTGTATCAAAATCCACACTACACACCCGAAGCGGAACAAATGATGCTCAAGATGTTGAAACAAAATCAAGACGCGCTAATGAGAAGAGGCGCAGAAGCAATGAAGAATGAAATAGGAGTTGAAGAAGAATGATTGATGAAGATAGATTGAAATTGATAGACACAGGTGATGGTGTTCCGCTAACCAAGTGTGAACAAAACTTGTATGAAGTATTAGCGTGTCAAGAAGATGGTGTTTCCTATGACCCTCAACGAATCTATGATGCCTTTGAGGACATGAACGAATTGGTTGCAGAAATCAAGCGGCTACGCTTCATTGTAGACAGCATACCCGATGAAGTGTGGGAAGAATTGAAGGAGATGATTGAATGAATGACACAGACGAATACGAAGGACACAGCGGGCCGTGGACACTTGAGCATTTGGAAGATGATGAAGGCCAACAATGGTTTGAAATCCCTACTGTTCACTACACGACGAAGCAAAGCGGTGATGGTAGTCAGCAAGAATACGCCGACGCGCGACTCATCGCAGACGCTCCACTTCTCCTTGCAGAAGTCAAGCGGTTGCGTGAACAACTCAAAAGAGCATACGATTGGGTCAATGGTGCATTCTTTGGTAATGACTCAACGATGATGGACTACACCGAATATGTATGTGGAGGCGATGAAGAATGAACATATTTGTGTTAGACGCGAATCCTATTGAAGCCGCACGAATGATGTGCGACAAACACATACCGAAGATGGTGGTGGAAACTGCGCAGATGATGGCAAGCGCGCTACGACGACATGGTGCTACTGATGACATTATGCCCTTAGCGAAGACCACAGGCCGCCCATACAAAGGGGGCTATCACCATCACCCTTGCACTGTATGGTGTGGTGACACACAGATGAATTACTTGTGGCTCGCGGAACATGGCAGAACACTTTCCGCTGAATACACTATGCGCTTTGGTAAAATCCATGCGTGTAGTTCTGCTATTCAGCACATGGAACAATACTTTCACATGATACCTGTTGGTATCCTCACCGAGTTTGCTCAAGCAATGCCCGATGATTTCAAGGTGCGCGGAGATGCAGTTTCCGCTTACCGCAATTACTACTCCAATGACAAACGCAGGTTTGCATCATGGAACAAAGGAACTCCCGCGCCTCAATGGTGGGAAACAATGGAGGAATAAATATGACCCGACAAACAAACATAAGCGAAGCAAAATTAAGAATGAAACATGAACAACTGATGGAGTTGCTTGAAGAAGCATTCAGTGACCGCGCTAACACAAGCGGTGCTGGATATTTGAACCAAGTCGCGCGACTGATGGGTGTGATTGAATGAACGCGCAAGGTAAGAAATATCAATCGAGAAATCAAAAGAGAACAGCGCGCACTCTCAACTATCTTGCTATGGTGACAGAAGTTGGTGAAGAATTGACGACCCAAACGCTACTTCATCGTATGAGGCACACACCGATACCAACGAAGTTAGGTCATGTTCCCGATGGTTGGATACCTGCAACCACTGTATCATTAGGCTTGAAGATGCGAAGAGATAAGCGATGGCAAATGATACCAAAAAAGCAAAGCAAATCATACAATCTATGGAGGCGAGTTGAATGAGTTTCTTTGTGCTTGACGCAAACCCTGTTCAATCCGCTAACCGTCTTTGTTGGCTTGACTGTGAGAGTGCCGCTTTTGAAGGTGCGCGCATCATAGTTTCAGCATTCAAACATCACGGAGGACAAATCGAAGACATTGACTTTGAACCACTCGACAATCACCCGCTTGTTAGATTCGCTATCATATCAGCAGACAACGCTCGGTGGATGATGAGATACACACGCGCCGCTACAATCAAGTGGGGCGAAGGTGAGAATTTTGAAATCAAAGGATACAAAGAAATTATGGAGAAAATGAACAAAGTGGCTTCTCGCATTGATGGTATTATTCCACATGGACAAAGAACTCTCTTCGGAAACTTTTATGTTGATGAGAAGTCTGCTGTCATACTCTCGCAAGATTCAATAGAATCGAACCGCGCTTACTATGAACGCACAAGAAAACACCTATCGTGGGGTGACCACGAACCAGCCCTGTATGGAGGGGAACAAGAATGAATGCAGAAAAAGCAATAGAAAAACTGAAACTGAAACAAGAACGAATGATGGCAGAAGCACAAAGAATGACTTTGCGCGCTGACAAACTAAAGAAGGTGGCGGAGTTCCAAACGAACTTCAAAGACCGTCGATGGGTTGTTGATGCGCTTGACATAGATGGGTTGATTGCTCGCAGTATGGTGCTAAGAGATGCCGAAAGTGGCATTCTCGTTCGCGCAAGTCTGCAAGTTGACCTTGAGATACTAAGTGATGGCTTTGACGGCCACATTACAGATTTCGCTTTGGGTAAGGTCGGCGCGCCGACTATAATACCTGTCAAGAATTTCATTGGAGGGGAAGAAGAATGAGGACTCCTATACTATGCGCTGACGGAACAATCATTTCTGTTCAAGCATCAAGCACACACTATTGCTCACCAAGAAGCGACGCGGCTTTTGCCTACGGTATGGTTGAGATAATGATTGACAAACCAAACGACCCCGAACACTACAACAAGGTTGAAAAGAACGAAGGTTGGGTAAGCGGAGAAAGAGTATTGGCTTTGATTGCTAAACACGGAGGTATCATTGGAGGACAACTACCACCACTCGACTTCGGTAATCATAAGTTGGTCAAAGATGCACTACACAAAATTGCTGTCGAAGGTGATGCTTGGTGGCAAGCGCGCCAAGCAGAAAAGGAGAGTGAAGAAGAATGACTGAATGCGAATGCGATTGGAAAATACAAGTTTCTCATGGTGAATGGTGTGGGTATGGAATAGACGCGCAACAATTCACAGATGTTTGGTATGAATGCATCAAGTGTGGTGCTATCAAAGACTACGAAGGTGATGAACAATGAACATAACATTTGAACGATATACAGACAACTACGGGCCGCGCATCGCTCTCATTAAAGTCCCCTTCAATTTGAAAGATGACATGAAGACTGCGCTACCATTCCCTCAAATGACATGGAATGGTGCAAAGGGTCTATGGACTATTCAAGACCGCGCAGATGTGATTGAGAAGGCTCTCGCTTTCCTTGCAGACCACGACATTACCGTGGATGGTTTAGAATACGATGCGGATGCTATTGTCGTGCCTGTCGGTAGTGCTACGGCTACATACTCCGCACCGGACAAACTTATCATCGAGTGGGACTTTCAACCAAACTGGAAAGACATCAACGCTTCTATGAAAGACGCGGCGGCTGGGAACGCAAAGTGGATGAACAAGAACAAGAACTGGATGATACCAATTGCTACTGCGATGGCTGTCGCTAACGCTGTTCGACCTCACTATGCCCCTCTTGCTGATGCCATTGAAGAAAACCCTCATGTTCAGTCTGCACACGCCGCAACATTACAACGAGTGGAACTGTCAAGCGCGGTTGATACTGTCATTGAACTACCCGACAAGGAACCGTTCACATCAATGCGACCTTACCAACGCGTCGCCCCTGTCATGTTCATGACGGGTGGGCGACAACGAGTATTGATTGCTGATGAGATGGGTCTTGGTAAGTCGCTTCAAGCACTCGCTTGTGTTGAGTTGGCTGAATATGAACGCGTCTTAATTGTATGCCCTGCGATTGTCAAACACAATTGGGCTAACGAGATAACCAAATGGTTGCAAACATCATCTTTCATCATCAACGGATGGGAGGGTGATATTGAGCAGACGCGCTTTAATATCATCAACTATGACATATTGGAGAAGCGTCTTGACCACCTCAAAGCAAACGAATACGATTGCATTATCTTTGACGAAGTTCACCGTATCAAGAACCCGAAAGCCGCTTCAACCAAAGCCGCGCTAAAATTAGCACAAGGTGTTCAAGGTATCATTGCGCTATCGGGAACACCAATCACCAACAGACCAAGTGAGTTCTTCACATCGTT